GCCTCCCTTAAAGGGGCATCCTACCTTTTGGTAGGGCAAATGAAGAAATATCTTCACGCAACATCTAGTGCACTCCTACAGGGGGCAATAGGCATATATGTCTTCGACTTAAACCTCTGAGAGAGTCGAACCATATGGATTTAATCTCATCCGGGTGCAAGACCGGACTATTCATCAACCAGCAAGATGGTTGGAATAACAATGCTAGATTTACTTTCTAGCAAAAGCTTCCTCTGGTATAACAGCAGAGGGCAGTTGGTAATGATTTACCCAGCATTCCCTAGTATACAAGGGAGTATTAGCAGAATAATCACTATCAAATTTTATCATGATAGCGTAATTCTTAACATCCGATAATTTTACATTATCAGGAAACAAAATTTGAGCCCAAAAAGGGCTCTCCTTCTCGAAGCGCTTACGCTTCAAGGGATTTGGCTCCACGTACTGATCAGAACGTTCAGTATTGAGGCCAAGAACACCTCCATCACTAAGAAAAGTGATGTGCATCACTAGGGATTTAAGCCTAGTGGCATCTGGTATTCCTGTTAACAAGGCATCTAGGGCCATATAGAACCCCCTCACCCCGCCAGTCCTGGCGGTTATGGTGGCATCTCCCATGTGAGTGCATGGTCCCTGGATCCCCTTTAAAGGATCGCCTACGACAAGCTGAGCTTCTGTGACCCGCTTCTGGGAAGCGGCAGAGACCGACACCGATGGGATGGCATTTATGACATCATCGAGGAGATCACACTCCTCGGCATTGTACCCAGAAAACTGGGCAAAGAACTTAGGGTTCAACGTGGTACCAGGCGGTACTCTCACGTTGGCCCTCTTCCTTTCCAGGGCATAGATGCGTGTCCGGTTCTTTTGACCGGGTGACGCCTTCCTCCTAGGAGGGCAATTTCCGACATGGGACCTGAGACCACAGGAAGCGCAGAAAGCATTCGACATGAGTATAACCAAGACCAGAAAGATAATAAAGAAAACGAATTTAAGCCCTGGCTTCGCCAGGGACCGTTTTTACTTCGACCTCTTTATGGTCTTTCTCTTCGACAACTTTTATCGGCATGTCTTTACCCGCACCTTGCATAACCGTCAATGGTTTGTACGGTTTAGTGGAATCCACACATAATGATTCCGGACGCACATCAGATCCCTGCAAACCCGCCTTAATATGGCGGTTACATAGACTCTGAATCATTTTCTTATTCTTCACAATTTTTGTGGCATCAGTTTCCTCTATTGGAAATTTTAAAGTTGGCATTACTTTCTCATATCTTTGCTTAGAGAAAGAAATAGAATCATCCCAAAGAAAATACCACACTCCAATAGCGGTGTCTGGTTTCAAATCTGGGGCATTGCAACGCAACACTATGTGCACTCCGTCTTGATCCTTATGAATCGAGCGGGGCCACCTCGTTATAAATAACGAAGCACGTGCGGCGTTCATGTCATCTTCTATATCAATGCTCTCAGCAGTCGCTAAGTTTAATAACTTAACGCTTGCTAAGGCTGACGTAGTAGGCAAAACCATCGGCACATAAAGTGCATATATGATTGCATGATCCACAAATATATCCTCCTTTTTATTCAAGGATAACTTTATCTTGGAAAGAAAGGATCGCGTTTGGATCGATCGAAAATCCAGGCATTGCATATCACTAGAATTCTTCATAATTCTAGCGTAGCAGCATTTGGTTTCAAGTTCCATCAAACTTTCAAGTTTGGCATCGTGGACCACTTTAGCAAGCTCCTTAAGAGCTTGATGGTCCACTTGGAAACTGGTGCTTGGCCTTGTGTCCGTGGTATTATTTCCACTAGACGCCATATTAGCTCACTTATCTACCCAAAGGGCAAGTTTAAAGATAAGGCTTTGATCTCGTTATCGCACTGAAAACCCAACGGGCAAGTTTAATTTCAGTGTGTGGTTATGATAAC